CGTAAAGAGCACGGGCGAAGTCAGTAACAGTGATAATAGACGACGTACCAGAACCAACGAAGCGATGCGCTGCGCCGTTAATGCTGTTCAGACCAGAGGCGGTCTGCTCACTCTGAAGGGCGAAGATATCAGTTTCCACACGCTCCATAATAGCGCGGCGCTGCTTAGGCACAAAAGACGCCTCAAGCATCGAAGCATAGAACGCATCCTGACGCGCTTTCTTCGTGATGTAAGTACCCGACTGCACGTACTCGGAAATGGTGAACTGAAACTCACCAGTATCCATTGCATCGTACACTACAGGCTGATTTTCAACATAATCACGGCTAGTAGCCTGACCGACCGACGGAATTGTAAAGGTTGTGCCATCTGGGAACTCATTGAGCCAGTTGACGTATTTCGTCGCCTGCAAGGAATCCAGAAGGACTTCCTTCAGTTCGCGACTCCACAGTTCTGACCGCGTGAGTACCGCTGCGGCTGTTGTATCCCAAGACATAGGGTTATTTCTCCAAGATTAAATGTTAGTGTTGCTTCCCAAAGAACTTCTCTCGTCCAAGACGATCCGCATCCTTGGTTCTCTGGCGCGTAGCAGCTTCAGAGAAATACCAATTATCTCCCTTAGTTTTGCGCTGCGCCTGATACCAAGCATACGTACCTTCCTCGACACGAGCGGCATTAGCTGCAAAGGCTTCTGAATTGATTTTGCCTCCACTCATAGGTGCCCTGTCATTTGTATTGGGAAGAGTTTCATTAAAATATGCCAAGAAAGCAGTAGGAGATTTCTCCGCAAGGCGTTGAAGGTCTGTTGGGGCAAGCCCAAGTTCTTTAGCCTTCGCCACAATGAGTTTGGCCGCAGCATCAATTCCACCAACTTTAGTAGCAAGTGTGTCACTTGCAAGCTGGAGATTGTTAGCTTTGACCGCTTCCTGATCTTTGGCTGTAAGTTTCGCAATAACTCTGTCAGCAACAGTATTCTCATCAATTTGGGTTGTCTCGTCCCCTGATGTCGAACCTTTGCTCATATTAGCAAGAATTTCTTCTACATCAACCTTACGAGCACGCAGATCAGCCGTTTCCTCTTCCAGTTGCTTAATGTGTTTCTGGGCATGAGGAATAGACTTCAAAGCAGCCTCTAGATTGCTGTATTTCTTGCCCTCACCAATCAACTCCTCCAACTCCGGTGGGAGTGTAAGAGTAGGTTTAGCCGAGGCATCTGGTGCAACAATTTGCTGGTCAGCAACACCAGTAGCACCTTCACTGGCTTTTGAAAATACGGTATCGGTCATTTCTTTTTGGTCTCTTAGGTGTTAGTTGGGAGTAGTATAAGAAGTTCTTTTAATGCTCTACGATATCCACACTGGTCTGTAAGATATCCTACTCGATCTGGTAATTCGTAAACAGCTTCACTATCTATAGAGTCGTAGCTCTCTTTTAACTTCTGTTCAATCACTCTACGAAGTGTCTTATCGAACAAGACTGAGGAGCCTTCCCAAGCGCCCATCAGTGCTTTCCTCTCATCTTCGTCCTGAACATGAGAGAACAATCTTAAATTAGACCCTTTCTTGCGGGATTCCTGTTGGTTGCTGCTCAAGTGCCGTAGCCTCCTGTCCTGATTCAACTGGCATACTCTGTTCAACGGCCATCTGTTCCTGAGCCACCTGCTTCAGTCGCTCCTGCTCAAAGGCTTCCAAAATACCAATATTCTTTTGCACAAGATTAAATTTGCTAACTCCAAGAAGCTCTTCAAACAACTGTGCAATCTTGAACCCAGAGAAATGAATTGCAACGGCTGGGTTCTGCCCAAGAGGCGAAGATGCAAAAGCTGTGAGTTCTTGTACCATCTTGGACTGTGCTGCAAAGTGCTTCGACCCCATAGGAACCAAACGACCTTTGGCTTGCAAGTCTTCCTTGGTAATTGTAAGGAACTCTGTTACGCCCGTCTCGTTGTCAATTAAGCGCACAATATCCGACATGGCGAGATTACGGCGACCGACCTCCAACATATCATTAATCACGTACTCAATGAACTCGTCCAGCCGTTCAATCTTGACTTGGAAGATACGACTGGCTGCAACCTGCAATTGTTCCACTTCGTATTTAGTTTTCTCGCCCGGAGTACGAAATCCCATAGCATCTTTTGGAGCACCTGCGTAGGCTTCCATGCGCTGCTCAAGTAGACCAATCTGGTTATCTGCTTGCAGGGCAGATGGGTCTGGATGCATGAAATCTACATCACCTTCGTCATGTACATAAATGCGCTCGTTAGGGCCGTATGTGAAATCTTCCACATCGCCCTTGATCTTGAGTACCGGGAATACAATCATATCGAAAGCATCAGCTTTCAGATTTTCCAGATGATCAATACGATACTGCATACCAACTAAATTATCCAACGGCCCCATCGCAACAAGATTATCCGAACGGGTGCGCCATCCAACATGGTGAATGGGAGCACGTCCATACCATGATGGATTCTCTTTCTTGAGTACCACAAACTTACGATCAGCTACGACTACAATCTGATCTTTCAGCAATAGTCCTGTCTGTGTATCGTAGATATCTCCGTATAGTGTGAGGATTTCTACAAAGCCTGATGTGAAGTATTGATACCATCCTCCGAACCCATCAATCTTACAGGCTTCGTCTTTTATGGTATCCCCGCGTCCGGCGGCTTCAGATGCTTTGGCTCGAATCGCGAGCATGGAGTTTACTGTATTTACATCATACTGCATATCTGTATTTGTATCGACTTCTTTTAGGAAGTCACCAACAGTATAGATAGAGCGTATGATTTTTGGTGTGTCATGGAAAGACACAGCATTAGGATTGAACACAATATCCATAGGAGAGATACGTTTAACAGTTGGCCCCACATAGCGAACAGTAGGAGTAACTTCGTTCTCTTTTTCTATGATGTTTCGTTCAAAACCAACTAAAGCATAAGCATTGCCATAATCAACAAAATCTTCGATAAGAAGACTGACTAACTGTTTGAAACGAATCTCGCGTAGCTTAGTGCGCATGTATCCTTCGACAGCATCTTTCTTATCTTTGGTTACAGAGATTTCATCTCCGCCTTCCCAAGAGAGCCAGCTATCGTTAGGAAAGAGTGCAGACAAATAATTTGCAGATAGGTTATCCCTAATCTGTGTAAGTTTTGGAAGAGTTGTTTTATTCTTCCAAGGAAGTTGAGCATTAGTAGTAGACATCGTATCGGTAGCTACAATGTAACTACGCAATTCTCGGCGCTGTTCCAGCCACTTAGAACGAAGAGTGTCCCAATTACTCCACATATCAGAAATTTGTGCAGCCAACATATCTGTGTTGGTAAATGCACTTGTAATCTCAAACACTTGCTGTGTCATTCGTTATTCTCTAGATAGCTATGCCGCCGAAGCGTCCGTGATATTTTAATGAGTTGTTCTGGTGCCTACGCGTAGCTCTGGTGGGAGAGCGTAAGGCAGTTACACAAGAAGCTAAAGCATCTGCAATATCTTCGTGCTCAGGATGTTCTACTCGCAATTCATCTTCTAGTATCTGACAATTACCGCCTCGGTAATGCCATATAGCCATGTTATCGTACTTAGGAACCAATGTGGTCGCGATACGTTCTTCTTTCGATCCTTCGTGACGAGTAGGGTTGTATTCGTCAATAGCAAAAGATACTCCGTTCTCGCGCATCTTTGCTTTCAGTTCATTGACAATCATAGCCTGTCCTGAAACTGTTTCAGCGCGTAGCTTGCGAAAATACCATTTGTTATGCATTACCAACACATGGTCGAACATAACAGAGATTTTAGAAGTGCGGAAGCGATCAATATCCAGAACATAGATATTGCCGTTCTCGTCTATTCCACATACCACAATAACCGTGTAATCTGAAGTCTTATTTTCTGTAAACGCTAAATCCATTGCGGCGACAAGATTAAGGCGCTTATCCCTAAAATACCATACGCCATCGTGTAGCCTGACACTGACGAGATCGAAATATTGAAATCTCGAAGGGTCGATCCTAAGACTTGTAGGATCGCTTGGATCGTTATAATATTGAGCGTAGAACTGACTCTTGTCGAGATATTTTGCATATTTTTTAGCACGTTCCTTGATGTCAAATCCAAAAAAACGCCCATCATTACGACGCTGCTTAGGCCACAGATATTCCCCAACACCATCCCTATTCGGACTGTCCTCTAATTCTTTTTCAAGAACTTCGTATACTGGTTCAGCACCAATAACATTAAATTGCTCGTCGTACAACAACTCTTCCATTTGCATGAGTTCATTGTACAAATCTGCTGGATGGTAACGAGTTCCTACCACCCACTCCTGCGAACCTGTAGTTTCAATAGAAGCCAGCAACGAGTAAGTGAAGGCCACTTTGCGGCGACCTTCCTCAGAATAGGCGTTCTCTTTCACAACCACGTCGTCTAGAACAGCAACTCGGCAATGGAGTCCTGTTACATTTGTATCCAGACCGGCAGCAAACACGGTGGAGTCGCGGACACCTTCTGCCGCTCTCTTAGGATGATCTACGTTAAACTCTAGGTTCGTCCACTTAGACCGCTTGGCTTCTTGCGCCTCTACCATCTCGGGCCAGTACCGCGTGTAAATAGGACTTGTCAAAATGTCTTTAATGAACTGTATCTGTTTCTGAGCAAGTGTGCTTGTAGCAGAAATATACAGAATAGTCGTATCTGGGTTGCGGGTAATCTCCCACGCACAACGATACGCGACCATAGCACTCTTTTGATGATCGCGTGGATACAACGTAAGTTGATGCGACTTGGCATCCTGCCTTGTCCACCAATAAATCAAATCTTCGTGGCATGCGCCCAATACACGATGGGGCGCTATCAATCTGATGAAAGTCAGCAGATCGGCTTCTGCTGCTTGTCTGATCTGTTGCTTCTTATCCAGAGCCATTAGTGCGAGAGAAGAGAGATGCGATCCGCATCTTCATTCAAAGTCTTATCTGTGTGAGCCATAAGTTTCTTTTCTTTATCTACTTCCTCTTTAGAAGGACGCCCAGCTTTGCGCTTATCGGCGTAGCCTCTGTCTGCCAGCCACTTAGCGGCCACCGCATTATCGTGAGCCATGCTCTTTATGTTTTCTACAGCATTAGATTTGATGGAGGCATCCAGTTCTTCCCGCCACTTGGTCAGGTAGAACATAAAGTCGGCTGTGTTTAAGAGTCGTTGCCAATGATCCCAGAATGTGGTATCAGAACGATGAAGTAGTGATTCAGCAAATTTATATTCTGTTGGATCAGCTATCTGCATGTACAGATCATGTGCTTCTTTGATTGTGCAAAGAGGCGGATACTTCTCAGCCATCTCACGATCAGTAAGTTCTACAAAGAGAGCTTTGGTAAGATAGCGACCAGTAACATCTCGCATTGGGGCTAGTGTGTTCAGATTTACCTTCCCGAAAAGAATTTGAATAATTCAAATAGACCGAATACGATGATCCACACGGTAGATACAGCAGCAACGATCCCCGCGATAAACATTTTTTGTTTGTTGTATTCGCCTTTAAACATTGTATGCGCGTCTGAAAGGGCGTGGTGCTTGTCAGCTATTTCCTGAATCTTTTCCAGAATCTCTGCTCTTTCTTGTTCTTCCCGCCTCATGTGAGTCTCTATCAACTC